GACATAGTACGAGTAGTAACACCAGAACCACCACCAATCCAACGGTGTGGTCGAGCATTAACCAGATTCAGGTTAGATGCCGTTTGTGCAGCATTCGCCACAGTTAGGAAACGAGATTCGTGATGAGCAGCAATAGCACGAGTAGATTCTACTGCGCGCATAGCCATCAAAGAGTCAATCTGAGAACCATCTTCACGGAGGTCGTCAGTTACACGCCAAGCATCACCTACATAATCGGTAATGGACAGAGTAATCGTACCAGTATCAATTGGGTTGAATACCAGAGGGACATCCTCAGCGGCATCTTGGATAGTTACAGTACCGACAGTCTTAATATTAAGAGTCGTACCAGTACCAAAGTCTGAAACATCTCGGTAGAAGCCTTCTGGTAGTTGATAATCAGGGAGATTATCGAGAATGAATTGCGAGTATTGTTGTGCTTCAATAAACGCAGTGGTATTTGCAGTTGTTTGTGACATTTATAACTCCTAGTTAGTTTTGTTTACCTACTTTTTGACCAGCAATTTTCCAAGCATTCACGACTTCTTTAGTAGAGGCACCCGGTCTTACACGAGCTGTTAATCCAGAAGTATCTTGTGATTGCCCCATCCCACTAGTATTCACATCCGAAGATGTCCTAGAAGGGGGAACTACTTTTGCTCCTGCCAAGCCAGCTAATTTAAGAACAGCCATTGGAGAAGTTGCAGCCAATTGATTCAACATAGATACAGAAAGTCCAGCATCTACAGCCAGAGAATTATACACTTCTTCTGCCTTATCCCCAAATTTAGATGAGAAAGCAGATGTAACTTGTTTAATATTCTGAGTAGCAGTTTGTTGCAACTGCCTCTTCTCAAGTTGCTGAGATACGACTTGTTCTACCATATCTGGGGTAAACTGACTAGGTGGGGGTGTCCCATCTGTACTGATACCAGACTTAATTTCATTTAGAAGTTGTTCTGTGGTTTTACGTTTCTCCAACTCTACCTTCGTTTGTGCTAGCTCATCTTCAAGAGTCTTGATGTGCTTCTGCGCGTGAGGGACAGATTTAAGTGCGTCTTCCATAGTTGCGTACTTCTTGCCTTGACCTACCAATTCAGTCACTTCTTGTGGAAGTTGTGTGGTGGTAGCGGAACTTGTTACTACAGGTGCTTCACTCTCAGTGGTCGCTGAGAAAATTGTTTCATTGTTCATTTTTTCCCTTGGTCAGGTTTATCTGGCATAAGTTCTAAGAGCTTGTTATACGCTTTTTGCATTCCTAAATGGTAGGAAACAAATTCAGAGTAGGCAAGTTTAGAAAAAGGTTCGTCACTAATTAAAACTCTTTGAGATACTTCAGTCTGTTCTTTCAACCAAGCAATAAGAAAGTCATAAACTTCTTCTTTACTTAGTTTACTTGAATCTTTACCTTTTAAAATATTTATCATATAAGGTACCTATTATACACTAATTTTACTATCTTGTCAAGTACTTTATTGATTTGTTAGCATATTTTCCTCAATTGGTATTGCTGATTCATTTTGGATAGTTGTCTGGGCTTGATTAAGAAGCCTTTGTGTCTCTTTTCCCTCAAATACAGCAGCATTATCCTTAATGAACTGGTACTGTTCAAATCCCATGTACTCATTTACCATCTTAGAGAGTTCTTTACCTGATACATGGGGAGCAATAAACTCTTTAATTGGGCTATTAAAGATACCAACTAGATTTTGCATTAGTTGGGCACGAGCAGCGTAGTGCCTAGCACCTACCGGACGAAGTTTACCACGAGCAGTAATATCTTCTTTGGTAATACTCAGGAATTGGGTAACTCCCAAATCATCATCAATAACTCTTGCTACATCAACTACATCCATGTGGCGTTTAGCTAACTCAAGCATCTTATTAATGAGTGGTTCCATAAACTCAATTTCAAACTTATTGATTTTATTCTGAAAAATACGACTAGCAGCATTCTGAAGTTGTTGTACTTCAAAGGCAGTCTTCTCTCCGGGAGTACGCATACCCATAGCTTCTTTCGGAGCCCCAGCCATTTCTTCCATAAGTTGCATCAAGAAATGAATCTCATTGTTTACAGCAAAGGCTGCTGGATTTGGGGCAAGGATAGTTACATCACCATCTTCAGGAACATGGATATTTACATTAGGCCCCCACTCAAATGGTTCTACATCCCCCTTGATAACTTTAGGTGGGAGAATGGTCTGGTCAAGGGCATCTGCCTTATTATTTTCCAGATGGTCTAGGCGATACTGCATACCTACTAGATTATCAAGTGGGCCCATACCATAAAGATTATCCGGGCGCTCTCTCCAAGTACACGTACATTTACTATCTGTCCCTAACCAACTAGGATTAGGAATATCCCGAAGGATGAATTTCCTATCAGCAATAGTAATGATGCGGTTTTCTTTTAATTCCCCTGTATCTTGGTCATACAAGTCACCCTCAAACTCAAGGATTTCTACCAGACCTGATTGATAGTATTCTTGTAGAGAACCAAACCCATCTACGGAGTATCCTTCTGCTTTAGCTATGTCTTCCATACGGAAGTTAGTTAGTTGCTTTCTAAGTGTTAGAATCTTATCAAAAACAGAGGGTTCAAATTGCAAGTCTGTTCTTTGGTCTACATCCTTTTTCAGTTCCCCTAGGGACTTCATATACCTAGTGAATTTAGGTGAGTCTTTATAGGATGGAGCTATAGGATTAAATATATGGTCATAAGGCGAGATACGGAGAGCTTTTGGCCCTACATAGGTAGTCTCCCTCTCACCTGTGTTTGGGTCAAGTGTCTCCTCTTTTACCCAGATAGCTTCTGCAAAAGGCATCCCATAATCAATATAATCATAGAGACATTTACTAATAAGTTCACGAAAACCACCCTCACGAAGTTTATTCTTCATGTAGGCTTCAATAGCAATTCGTTTCCCTTTAATAGCCGCAGAAGCACTATGTCCTTCCCATTTCAACCAGTTATCATTAGGGAAGAGGGCGTCCATGTAATTAGCATGGAGATTGTCCCGAATCTGTGTTAGTTTAGGGATTGTTGTCTTGTTCTTCCAAGGAAGAGAGCTATTAGTAGTCTTGGTTGTGTCTGTAGCAAATAGATAGTTACGTAGTTCTCGCCACTCAGCCTCTTTTGGGCCTCGTTGTATCCACCAGTTATTAAACAAAGAGGATAGTTGTCGTGCCAAGTTATCAGCATTAGTAATTGATTGTATCTGTGCTATCTTGCCAGCCATGTTAGTCCTTTAAGTTAATATATTCCCCCAAAGCGGGGGTGTGTGATTACATTATTATTTGTTCCATTACTTTGTAAACGTAGTTTTGGAATAACAGAGATTGCTATAGCATTTGCTAAAGAATCCTTAATATCATCATGTGGTGGGTGGGCCATAATCAATTCCTCCTCTAAGGATTGACAATTACCCCCTTTGTAATGCCATACTTGGAGATTGTCGTACTTAGGTTCTAATATAGCCCCAATACGTTCTGCCTTATCCCCCTCATGCCTATTAGGTCGAAACTCATCAATAGACAAAGGGATACCATTAGGCTTTAGGTAGGAAGACTTCAGTTCCTCCACAATAGTTGCTTGAGCTACGTTAATTTCTGCCCTTATTTTCCTGAATCCCCACTTCTGTTGTGCTGTTACAATATGGTTAAAGTAATCCACAATCCTATTAGTCTTGAACCTGTCTATTTCTAAGACATAATAATTACCAAGATGGTCTACCCCAATAGTAGTTAGTGAGGTACTATCTGCTTTTTTAGATAGGGAGAAGGCAAAGTCAATTGCTGCAAAAATAGATAACTTCCTACCTTTGATGTACCAATCACCTTCCCTATTCTCAAGGAGAGACCTCTCGTAATACTGGAATTTATCGGGAGAGATGCGAGCATTTTCAAGTGAGTTTGGGTTATTGTAGTATTGGGCATAGAATTGGGTACTATCTACATACTTACCTTTAATCTGAGCAAGTACATTCTGGTCAAACCCAAACCTCTTTCCATCTTGCCTAATCATTCTAGGCCAGAGAAATTCTCCATTCTCTTCTACTTCTTTTTGGAAGACCTCATAGATTTCCGTCTCGTCTATTAATTCCCCAAAATCATTAAATATCTCTGCTCGCATATTGAGCATAGTATCGTAAATGTCTTTTGGGTGGTAACGAGTTCCAACAACCCATTCCCCTGCTCCGGGATTTTCAATAGAGGCTAGTTGAGAATAAGCAGCAGCTACTTTATCCCTACCCTCCTCAGTGTAAGCATTCTTAGGAACTACCATATCATCTAGGATGACTATATCTGCATGGAAACCAGTAAAGTTAGATGTTACCCCTACTGCCTTACAAGTTGGGTCTCTAATCCCCTCTAATTTGCGTTTAGGGTGGTCTATTGCTATCTCTGCTACTGCCCATTTTTCACGTTTACCCTCTTCTGGATGAGTCATGTCAGGCCAATATCTACGATAAATAGGACTATCAAGAATCTGTTTAATTTGAAACAGTTGTTTCTCTGCCAAATCCGCAGTAGCAGATAGGTAACAGATAGTGGTCTCAGGGTACTTAGTAATCCACCAAGCTGCTCGGTAAGCAACCAATTTACTCTTTAAGTGTCCTCGTGGAAGTAGAACCAATTGATTTGTTTTTGCCTCTTCTCTACCCCACCATTGGATTAATTCCTGATGAATAGCCCCTATCAAAAGATGGGGGGCTACCAATTTTATAAATACTTCCAAAGAGGTTTCTGCTGATTCTCTTACTAATTGGTATTTTTCTATCACGCTAACACTGTCTCGTAGGAACCAGAAATATACAAATCACCAGTAGTGCTAGTTATCTGGGAGACAATTGCAGCAGAAGACCCTCCTGCGGCAACTAAATCATTAGCAAGTGTCATATATGTGGTATTTGGAGCAATCAATCCAGACATACTTCCATCTG